AGAAAGGTGTTGTTGACAACATGACACTAGATGGTACTGATGCAGGCGGTGCTAATGCGAATTCTACTTTCACTCAAGATGATGAGGATGATCCTACAGGTGGAGTTATTATGGAAACCAGTTTATTACCAAGATTGGTTAGTCCTGAAAAGAATAATGCGTTAGAAAAACTTCCAAAGCAGGTTATAAAAACTCTTCGCACAGCTACAAATACTGGTGCATCTGATACACAATATACAGTACGCAGGCAATTTATTGGAACTACAAATGCGTCTGGTGTTGTTACTTTTGGTGCGGGAACAAATGAAACTTTTGTAAGTCATGCAGAAAAAGATTATGTTATGTCTATTCTTACTGCTGGCGGTGGTACTGGTGTTGCTGGTCAACTTGTAAGTATTTCTTCTACTATCGGTGGTACTGGAACAGCTTCAATTACAATTACTGACACTACCATTTTGGGTTCTACTGCTAAGGTAAAACTTATAGCAACTATTCTAAAAACATCAGTACAAGAGAAAACGAAAACTACACGACTTATGAAACAATTAAAAGTCGTGCCCGGCACAACTGATGCTTATGGTACACGACCTACTGATAGAGATATTTCTTTAGGCCGTGTTGATGTATTTAAGTTAGCAGGGGTTTTTGATTCACAAAATACTGATACGGATGCAGTTGCTCCTACCATAACTGTAGGATCAATTACAGGAACATTTATTAGAGGCGAAACAATTACTGGTGCTACAAGTAAAGCAACTGGTAGAATTATTAGTACATCAAGTCCTTTCAGTTATGTTCCTACTAACACCTTTACATTTGCTCTTGGTGAAATAATTACAGGAGAAAGTTCTGGAGCATATGCTACAATTTCTGCAAAACCAACTGATGGTGATATTGTAATTACTGACAAATATATGCTTGATACAGGTCAACGAGACAATTTTTATGATACTGCAAGAATTGTAAGAAAACGATCTAAGGCTGCTCCTATTGGAAGGCTTCTTGTTGTATATGATTATCTTGAGCATGGTGCTGGAGATATGTTTACGGTAGATTCTTATACTGATGTTGCAAAACAAATGGAATATGATGATATTCCAATATATTCTGCATCTAAAATTGATTCTGATGAACCACAACCAAGTGGTAAGTTTCCTTTATATGATTCTTATGATTTCAGACCAGCAGTTGATGATATTGCCGGAACATCTACGACACTAACATCTGTTGATGAAATAACATCACATTCTTTTAATTTCTATAGTCGAACATTTGGAGGAACAGGTGGTACGACTGTGGATACTCCAAAGCCTGGTTCTTTAGTTCAGTCAGATTTTGAATATTATTTACCAAAATTTGCAACATTGATTTTGAATAGTAAAGGCGTTTTCTTAGTTGTTGAGGGAGAAAGTGCTGAAAATCCATTGCTACCAAAAACTCCTGATGATTGTATGGTAATTGCAACAATGTTTGTTCCGGCATATACTTTTGATCCAAAAAATGTTACTATAAGAAAACAGAAACATCAAAGATATACTATGAAAGATATTGGTAAAATTGCTAAGCGATTGGATCATGTAGAATATTATACCGCATTAAGTTTATTGGAAAGAGATGCTGAAAGTTTTGAAGTAACAGATGCCAATGGATTGAATCGATTTAAGTCTGGATTTGTGGTAGATAATTTTAAAGGTCATCGTATTGGTGATACTGCTCATAGAGATTATAAAAATGCAATGGATTTTGAACTTGGTCAGTTGCGTCCTAAACATAAAGCTAGAGCAATAGATTTAATAGAGAGTGTTACTAATGCTAGTGATACCGCAAGAGCTGCCGCTGGATATCAAAAAACAGGAGATTTGATTACGCTTCCTTATACAGAAGTAACAATGACAGAGCAAATTTATGCTACAAGAACTGAAAGAGTCACTCCTATTTTAGTTTCTTCTTGGGTTGGTGTTCTTGAGATATCTCCTGAATCAGATTCTTGGTTTGAAACTGAAATTATGCCCGATCTTATTGTTAATGAAGAAGGCGACTATGATGCGGTGCTGGCAACAGAAGCAAATAATCTTGGAGTGGTTTGGAATTCATGGCAAACGCAATGGTCAGGAGTTGTAGAAACAAAAGTAGATAATTGGATCGAAGGCGGAACACAATTTAGGCCAGACAGATTTGATGTAACAAGAACTACACAAACAGTAAGAACTGATCAAACTAGAACTGGTGTTGATACTCAAGTTGCTCTTAGAGTTGATAGAGAGTCACAAGGGTTGCGAGTTGTTTCACAAACAGCTATTCCAGTTATGCGAACAAGGACAATTACTTTTACTGGTGAAAGGTTTAAACCAAAAACAAGATTATTTGCATTTTTTAATAAAAGAGATGTAAATGCTTATTGTACTCCAGCGAGTGCAACTTATACAACATCTGATGCTAGTCTTGTTGCTGGCGACCCCTTAGTTACAAGTGCAACGGGTAAAATTGAAGGAACATTTGTAATTCCTGATCCTAAAGTTGCAGGAAATCCAACATTTCCAACAGGAGATGTTGTTTTTCGACTTACTTCTAGCGATCATGATGGAGTAGTTTCTACAGAACAAAGACCCGGCACAGCTGGCGAGGCAACTTATTCTGCATCTGGAATGCTTGAAACACAACAAGAAACTATTATTGCAACAAGAAATGCAACAGTTACAAGAACAGAATTATCTGGGTCTACTTCTTTTAATACTGTTACTTCAAATGATGTACGCAGAAATGCTGGCAATTGGAATGATGAACAGGCATTAATTCAATCTGCTTTAGCGTCAGCAGCAGCTGCAAGGGCTGAAGCAGCTGCAGCAGGCGCACGAGCTTCAGAAGCTCGTAGAGTTGCAGATGAATTAGCAAGACAACCGAGAGTTGTTCAGAATATAGTAAATGTTACTCAACCTATTCGAAATGTGACGGCACTTCAAAGCTTTGAAGGTGATGGCCAAGACGCCGGCGCCGACGGCGTCGGCCCCGGCGATCCTATTGCTCAAACATTTAAAATTGCTGGTGATGCAGCTGCATCTGCTAATGGTGCTTTTGTTACTTCTGTTGATGTTTATTTTCAAGCATTTGATGAAACTCTTCCTGTAACAATGGAATTGAGAAATGTTGTAAATGGATATCCAGGGCCGAAAGTTTTGCCTTTTGGTCGAGTTACAAAACATGCTGCTGATATTAATCTTTCTGATACAGCTGCAACAGCAACTAATTTTAAATTTCCATCACCAGTATATCTTGAATCTGAAACAGAATATTGTATTGTTATGTTAGCAAATACACCAGAACATAAAGTTTGGATTGCTAGAATGGGAGAAACTGATATAGGAGGGACTCGAACTATATCTGAACAGCCTCATATTGGTATTTTATTTAAAGGCCATAATAATACTGGTTGGTCGATGAGTCCTATGGAAGACCTCAAGTTTTCGATTAAGTGTGCAAGTTTTAGTTCTTCTGGCGGAGTATTCACTGTAACAAATGATGATGTTCCTTTGGCATCTTTGACCAAAGACCCATTTGTTATGACTGATGGGAGTACTACATTAAAAATTAATCATGCTGATCATGGTATGATTGCTGCTGGTAATAATGTAACTTTTGCTGGTGCTAAATCTCCAGCGACAACTGTTTTGAATGGCGCAATATCTGCTACAGCAACTGGTATAACTTTATCGGACGGAGCTAGTTTTAATATAAACAATACAGAAGTAGCTGATGGGGCACCGTCCATATATAATGCTTCGAGTGGAACTTGGTATATTAAAATTGATGATGAGATAATAACATATACTAGTATTAGTACTAATACTATAAGTGGTGCTACGAGAGGTGTGGGCGGTACAACTGCTGCAGCACATACTGATGGCGCAGCAATAGAACTTTATATGGCAAATCAGGTTCCATTCACAGAAATTAATAAGACTCATAATGCTGTAGGTAATGCAGAAATTGATAGTTATACGGTATCATTAACAACTACACCAGTTGTATCTAGATATGCCAGTGCTTCTGCGGACAGTACTATACAATCTTCAATAGGTGGGTCTAGCGTAACTGCTACAGAAAATGCTATGATGGATATGATGTCAACTATTATGGGAGTCATGGAATTACCAAACACTTCTATTACTGGTAAAGCTTTGGTTGTTCGTGCAACAAGTCCATCTGGAAGTCAAACATCATTTGAAAATACCCGTGATGATGAGCTTGTACCGCAAATTTCATTTCCATTAAATGATAATTATAAATTTGATGTTCCTTATATGATATGTTCATCAATTAATGAAACAGAAGAATTGTCTGGTCTGAGATCATTGGAACTTAAATTTACTATGGAATCAAACACGGCCTGGAGTTCTCCTGTTATTGATCTGAAAAGAATGTCTATGGTTGCAGTTTCAAATCGATTAAATGAAATTACATCTTCAGCTGATGTATATCCTACAACTGGATTTGTTGGTTCAGAAAGAGCTGAAGGTGATGAGAATGCGGCCATTTATCTTACAAAACAGGTTACGCTTGATAATTTGGCAACAGGAATAAAAGTTATATTTGCTGCACATCGTCCGGCAAGCTCTGATGTTAAAGTTATGTATAGAATATTACAAATAGATGAATCAGAAGATTTTGATAATTTGGGATATACTTACTTTAATACAACAGGTGGCCCAGATGCAAGTGTAGGTTCATCTGCTTCTATTAATGATTTCCAAGAATATCAATATACGGCTGGTGTTTCAGATGACGGTGTAGGTGATTCATTACCAGAGTTTATTGCTTTACAAATTAAAATTGTTATGACAGGAACAAACACTGCTGAACCGCCTAGATTAAAGGCACTCAGGGTTATAGCATTAGGGACATAACATGGACAGAAAATTTAAACAGGTTGAAGGACATCCTGATTTGGCGAGAGATACTGTTTCTCATGCAATAATAAATCGTAACAATGGTGCATATGAATTAGCAAAAAAGCGTGCATCAGCTGCACAACAACAAAGAGATGAAATAAGAGAAACAACGAGAGAAATAAATTATCTTAAAGCAGAGATGTATGAAATTAAACATCTTCTTAAAGATTTAGTGGGTAATCAATAATGGCATATCAAGCAGTAGGTTTAGGATCAAGTGCAGACGATGGTGGAGGTGATACTCTACGATCTGGCGGTACTAAAATAAATGCAAATTTTGTAGAGCTCTATACTGCATTAGGAACAGGTAGTGCGCTTACATCAGGTATTAGTGCGTCCTCAACTGTTGTTACTCTTACCACACCAGTAATTGCTGAGATTGATTCTGGTTCTACCATTACATTGGATGCAACAACAGATATTATTTTAGATGCTGATGGTGGAGACATTTTCTTTAAGGATGGTGGAACTACATTTGGTTCTGCTAATAATAATTCTGGCAATCTTACTGTAAAATCTGGTACTACTACCGCACTTACTTTTAGTGGTGCAAATGTAACTGCAGCGGGTACAATTAATTCTGGTGCCATTGTCTCAAGTGGAACCGTGACTGCTACAGACTTTATCATTGGTAGTGCATCAATCAACGAAGCACAATTCGAAGTACTTGATGATGTTGCCGCCGGTACTGTTGCAGCATCTAAAGCAGTAGTTGTAGACAGTAATAAAGATATTGGTACATTTAGAAATCTGACAATTGATGGTATTTTCACTGACGGCAACTATACCTTTGATACGAGTGGTAATGTTACTGGTCTTGGAAACCTAACAATCAATGGTGTCTTCACCGATGGTAATTATACTTTTGATACAAATGGTAATGTGTCTGGACTTGGAACAGTTGCTTCTGGTGCTATTACATCAACTGGTGTGGTGACAGGTAGTGGATTTACTGCTGGTTCTGCTGTAATTGCTGAAGCAGAGTTGGAAATGTTGGATGGTATTACAGCGGGAACTGCTGCTGCCAATAAGGCTGTTGTTGCTGATGGTAGTACTGCTGTTAGTGGACTTACCCTTACTACACCAACAATCGCAGAGATTGATTCTGGTTCTACCATTACATTAGACGCAACAACCGACATTATACTTGATGCTGACGGTGGCGATATCTTCTTTAAAGATGGAGGAACCACCTTCGGTTCTGCTACAAATACAGGTGGCAACCTTATAGTAAAATCAGGTACTACCACTGCACTTACCTTTAGTGGTGCAAATGTAACTGCTGCTGGAACGATTGGTTCTGGTGCTGTTACATCAACTGGTTTGGTAACAGCTACTAGTCTAAATCTGGGCGACGATACTGTTTCAACACTTAAATCCGGTACATATACACCAACATGGACAGCTGCATCAGGAACCGCACCGGCGATTGGTAATGGTTCTCTCACTGGTCGTTATACACAAATTGGCAGTCTTTGTCATGTTTTGATTAAAATATATTTTGGGTCTTCAAGTACTTTTGGCAACGGTGGTGTATTGAGATTTGGTTTACCGTTTACTGCTGCCACAATTTCTGGTATGACTCATGTTGGATCAGGTTCATATATTATTAGTGACAGTGGTACAGGTACTACTGGCGGCACTATTGAACTTGGTTCAAACACCGCATATATCACTCTTAATTGCAATCCGGCAGGAACAGTTGGTACGACTTTAGCTACTAATGCTGTTCCTCATACTTGGGCAAATGGTGATTCATTGACCGTAGAATGTTTGTATGAGGTCTAACAGATCATAACTTGGAGGTAAAAGTTTATTGAGGTTAGATTACATATAAATATGTAGAAAAGGAAGATAGTATGGCCGTACCATCAACAAAAGCTACATTAAAAAGTTATTGCCTCAGAGCTCTAGGTTATGGAGTAATTGACATTAATGTTTCAGATGATCAAGCAGATGATCGTTTAGATGAAGCATTGCAATACTTTGCACAATATCATTATGATGGTATTGAAAAGATGTATCTTAAACATTTAATTACAACTGCTGAAGTAACTCGAGCAAGGTCTGATACTTCAACTACTGGAACTGATACAGTAGATACTGGTATTACTGCAACTTGGAAAGAAGGAAACAATTTTCTTCCAATTCCTAGTGCTGTTGTGTCTGTTGTTAGAGTATTTCCACTTACTGACACTGGTGGTGGAAGCAGCATGTTTGATGTTCGTTATCAATTACGATTAAACGACATGTTTGATTTTTCTTCAACATCCATTATGGAATATCAAATGACAATGGACAATCTTGATATGATATCCAATATACTTGTTGGCGAAACACCTATTCGATTCAATCAACATCAAAATCGTCTTTATGTCGATATGGATTGGGCAAATGACGTAACAGCTGACTCTGATTATCTTGTCATAGAATGTTACAGAAAATTAGACCCAACTACATATACTGATATCTATGATGACATATATTTGAAAAGATATGCAACAACTCTAATTAAGAAACAGTGGGGAGCTAATCTCAGCAAGTTTAATGGTGTTGCAATGCTTGGTGGTGTCACTATGAATGGTGAAACTCTATACAGCCAAGCAATAGAAGAACAAAATAAACTTGAAGAAGAAATTCAACTTGCCTTTGAACTACCAATAAATTATATGGTTGGATAACTCATGGCAGTTAATACAGCATTTCATACAAGCAATTTTGCATCCATAGCGACTGAGAGAACTTTATATAGTGATCTTATAAAAGAAGCTATACAAATTTATGGCCATGATGTTTATTACATGGGTCGTGATCTTGTTGCTGAAGATACAGTATGGGGTGAAGATTCCCTTTCCAAATTTAGAACGCAGCATCCAATAGAGATGTATATGGAAGATGCCGATGGTGGATTTGCTGGTGAAAGAGAATTAATAAATCAATTCGGTTTGCAAAATTTAAGTGAAGCAACTTTTGTTGTAAATAAAGAAAGATTTCAAGAATTAGATAGTCAAGTACAAATTCAAGATGCAACAGATACTAGCTCTAGTGGTTCAATACAATTAGAAGCTGGAACCATAGATCAATCATCTTCTTCATCTACTTTGTCTACAGCTTCTGGTGACAATGTTTTTTACATTTTACAAGATACTGCTGCAACAGCTTCTGATAGGCCACAAGAAGGTGATGCAATTTATCATCCAATTCTTGACAAGATGTTTCAGATAAACTTTGTAGATCATGATGAACCATTTTATCAATTAGATAGTAATCCAGTATACAAATTAAGATGCCGTCTGTATGATTATAGTTCTGAAATTCTTGATACTGGTATTACAGCTATTGATGCAATCGAAACAGAACACACACAAGATTCATTATTCCATCAATTAACTCTGGAACAGTCATCTGCTGTTACTGAAGATATACGGTTGGAATTTGGAACGGATACAACAACTGGACTATTATTAGAAGAGACTAGTGGTGACAACATACTTGGTGAAAGTGATACATCTTCTGTTGGTGAAAGTATTATTCTTGAAAATGCTGCCGATAGTGGTAATGATCAATATCTGATACAAGAAGACTATATAGTAGGAGACTTTGATCAGGATAAGACATCACAGAATGAATTGTTTGATGAATTAGATGATACAGTATTAGATTTCAGTGAATCAAATCCATTTGGGGATGCAGGGAGTAGTTCATAATGTTAGGACAACAGT